AAAATTTTCCGCCAGAAAATTTTCCGCCAGAAAATTTTCCGCCAGAAAATTTTCCGCCAGAAAATTTTCCGCCAGAAAATTTTCCGCCAGAAAAATTCCCAGAAAAAAATTCCAGCCCCCATTTATTGAGTATGCCCATACAGTTCATAAAAGCAGGGCCAAAAGAAAAAAGCGCTCCACTCGTACCCGCTGAGGAGCGCAAACCTCTGCCGCTGGTCGCCAAGTCCACGCCCTCCCCAAAAGCGATCGCGTCGTCGCTGATTGATTTTTTTTCACGTCCAAAAGTTGTTGAGGTGGAGGAAGTGAGATTTGATCGTGACGGAACGAGGGATGGATCCTCAATGCATCTGGAAGCGCGCCCGATACCGCTCCTGGAGGACTGGTGCATCGAGAACAGGATCACGACGACGCTACTCAAAACGCTTGCAGAACGCTTTGAGGAGGTCGCCGAGGCCATTCAGTTCGCCCGCGACGTCATGAAGTCGTACCTCGTCGAGCGTGGCCTCACGAAGCAATATGACTCACACTTCGCGATCTTTGTCGCTGCGAACGAGACGGGCATGAAGGTGAAGTCCGAAGTCGTCCACCGAAGCGCGAAGCCTGGCCGCGACGTGCTGGATGAGATTGAGGCGGAAGAAGAATCGATTATTGACGCCGAGTATGTCGAATCCGAAAAGTAATCCCAAGGGCTCCCTTCTTTCCGAAATCGACTTTGAGGATTTTGGCGTAAAGACGAATGATGAACTGCTGGAGAAGTTAAAATCCCCGAAGTGGCGCTTGAGCCATTTGTACAAAATTTTGGACAAGCGAGGGAAGATCGTGACGTTCAAGCCCAATTTTTTTCAGCGCGCCGTACTCAGGCTGTTTCACTGGCGGATGATTTTTTTGAAGGCCCGGCAGTTAGGGTTCTCTACGTTCGTTGAGATTTTCATTCTGGACCGGTGCCTGTTTCATAAGAACACCCCCGCCGCGATCGTGGCCGACAAAGCCGAGAACGCGAAGAAGCTGTTGAAGAAGATCATCTTCGCGTGGGAGAACATGAATCCGAATTTGAAAGAGTACCTTGGCATCACGTCCGTTTCCGATTCCGTGTCGAGTATCGAGTGGTCGAATGGATCGAGCGTCATCGCCGGGACGACGATTCACGCAGGCATGTACATGGTGCTCCATATTTCTGAGCTGGGCCCGCTTTGCGAGGAGTCCGCTGAGAAAGCTGAACAGGTCATTCAGTCTGCGATGCCGACGGTGCCGGACTCGAAGGACACGTTTATTTTTATCGAATCAACGTCGCGCGGTGAGGGGAACCTATTTCATTCGAAGTGCATTGATGCCGCTGACGCGACGAAGCGCGCCGAACTTGAGTGTCCCGAGAATCCGAATAAACTGCTGCACTTCCTGGATTTCAAATTCATTTTCGCTCCCTGGTGGCAGGAGCCGACGTATCGCCTGGCGACTAAGGAAGAGTCGTTGCGCATTCCGATTTCGAAAGAAGATCACAAATACTTTGACGATATCGAAGAGAAGATCGGCCGGAAGCTCTCTATCCGCCGCCGCGCGTGGTACGTTCTCAAGCGGAAGTCCGTTGAATCAGAGTCGAGCGCGCGGAAGAACACGATGCGCGTTGAGTACCCATCGACGGCGGAAGAGGCGTTCTTGTCTGGCACGGATAAATTCTTCGACCCCGATAAGATCCAGACGAAGATCAAGACGGATGTTCGAGCTCCCCTAGAGTCAATTCCCGATATGTTGAATACCGGGTACTGGCGGATCTATGCACGTTGGAAGCCGGGGCACCGGTATGGGCTCGGCGCAGACACGTCGATGGGTGTTGGCGGGCACCATTCGACGTGTGTCGTTGAGGACTTCACCGAGAACGAGATTGTTGCGACGTATAAGAGCAACAAAATCGATCAGGTGAATTTTGCTCATGAGATCTCTCGCGCCGGTCGGTGGTACGGAACGTGTATCGTCGCGCCGGAAATCAACTATGGCGGCGCGACGATTGAAACATTGAAGGAGGAGTACCCGAACATTTATAAATTCCACATCCTTGGTGGCGAAGATCCGAAGGAGACGGAGCGATTAGGCTGGCTCGCGAATTCGAATACGAAAGGGAATGCGCTCGTGAATCTAAGGAGCGCGATGCAGGACGAAGATGCCGCGCTTGTTTGCCCTGACCCCGGGCTCCTCCAGGAGTGTCTTTTCTATGGCAAGGAGGAGATCTATCTCACGGATACCGTGAAGCGCGCGAAGGGTATGACGAACCATTACGATTTGCTGACGGCCGCAGCGATCGCTCACGCGATGCTCATGTTCGCTGATTATGGGGAAGACTCCGATAACGAAATGGCGGCTGTGTGCGCAGAGCGCCGGACCCGGAAGCGTGGATTTTCATAAAAACAAAGACACCCGCCGCGCGAGTGTCTCTGGAACCTCTTCCCCATGCAAAGGAAGAAAGAAAACACCAAACGAAGTTGTGGGTAAGGTGCGCATCGAACGTATGGAAGTATACGTTCCCGCCTCACACGTCGTCAAGCGGACGGAGCTGTGGTATATTTGGGACTGACATTGATTTTTATGCCATCAACCATAACGACCGGATCTACAGCATCGATGCTCGCCGGGAGCGCTGGAGCGAGAAATCCTAAACGGCGCAGGGAAGAGGCGTCCGCGGCGGACATCATCGCAAACGCCGTGGATAACTATGCGCAGTTCCCCATTCTGATTGTTGAGGGTGTGCCATTCCATCAGCTTGAACTATTGAAGACAGAGCATCGATATTTGAATTCGGAGTTTGAAGGTAAGTCTACCGCCACCGATCCGCTTGAACGCGTAGCCCTAGATGAAAATGGAGACGATTTGTATTTTCACAATATCATCGTCCCTCGGAATGCTCACGCGACGAAGAACATTGACATCGATCGAAAGGACATCGCTGTGTCGTCGGACACACCGGACGGATGGTTCTTCTCGTTTTTCTTGCGTAACGAAATCCAACAATGGATGCAGGATACGGGATTTGGAAAGCTGTTGAACGACCTCGCAACGAATCTTCCAAACTTTGGAAAGGTGATTTGGAAACGAACGGGTTCAGGTGATGATCTCAGGATCGAAGAAGTCGATTTGCGCGATGTTGTTTTTGATCCGTCCGCAAAGACGATTGCCGATTCGGCTTTGTTCATCGAGCGGTCCACGTCCATGCCTCCATGGAAGATCATGCAGAAGTGTGGGAATCGCGAAGACGGCGGATGGAATGAAGGAGCGTGCCGAGAGATCATTGCGCAGGCCCAGGCGAAGCACGACACGTTCATCAGAAAATCCGGTGCGGACACGACGCAGCTTACGCAGTTTTCACTTTCCGATACGATGCCGAATCCGGATATTTGGGAGTGCTACGGATGGTTTTCGCAAGAGATCCTTGATGAGCTTAAAGGCGTCGAGGAGAAGAAGGGCGAAAGTACGGATGACTGCGAGTACTACTATTTGAAGATTGTTGTTGGCGGACTCGAATCGAAAGCGCCGAACGTTCTCTTTTGGGAAGAGTGCGATTGGGAAACAGACTTCCCGTACAAGGAATTCAACTGGTTCCGCCGCGTGCCTGGTCGGTGCCTCCCGCAATCAAACACCGAAGTGCTGATCGGATTGCAGATTCGGATAAATGAACTCATCAACAGGTTCTTCACGGCGTTGCGCATGGGGTCGTTGCAGGTATATCAGACGCGCAAGAATACCGTTCAGCGCAACCTTCTCACGGACATGCAGAATGGGGACATCATCGTGACGAAGGATCCCCTGGAACCGATTCAGACGGAGGTCCGCGCATTCGGTCAATACGAAACAGAACTCAACAATATCGAACGTCAGGCGGACCTATTGTGTAACACGACGGATATCATAACCGGAGAGAACATGCCGACGAATACGCCGTTCCGTCTCGCGGCGCAGCTTGGCGTTTCGGCGGCGAAGATCTTCGATCAGGTCCGTGAGGATATCGGCCTTGTGCTCTCAGAGGTATTTTACGAATGGGTGCTTCCCGAAATCATTGAAGATCTTACGCTCGAACACGTTCTTGAGGTTACGGGATCGGTAGACGAGATGAAGATGTTTGATGAGCAGTTCAGAAAATTTCAAGCTGCACAATCGCTCAAGAAGTACATCCTACAAACGAACCGACTGCCCACGGCGGAACAGATGGGGGTTCTCGAATCCGCGATCTCGGATGACATGAAGAATCGCTCGCGGAAGGTCATGATCGAAGATGGATTTTTCACGATGGAAAAGTGCCGGTCACTTAGGATCTACTTTGACGTTTCAGATGAACGTCGCAACCTTGTCGCGGAGCGTGAGACGAAATCCACCTTGCTCCAGATCATCGCGGCAAATCCGGCGGTTCTCGAAAGCGAAGAGGCGCGGATGCTCCTTGGCGGGATCATGGAGTCCAGCGGGATCTCCCCGATGGTCCTCGCATCGTTCGCGTCAAAGCCAACGCCGAAAGCACCGAATCCCGCCATGGCGGCACCTGCTGAGAATCAATCACCGGCCTCCGCGCAGCGCACGCCCGCTGAGGCTGCCACTTCAACCGTATGAGCAGCGAAGAACTCCAGGGGCTTTCTGAAAGCGAGTACGGCGTCTTAAGCGAATTCATGAAAGCCGGAACAGGCGTTCCTGAGCTTCTTCGCCGATATCTCGCGTCGAAGATCGCGGAGCTGGATTCGTTGCAAGACATCGAACCGAACGACGTTCATGCGCTTGAGCACGTGTATGGCAAAAAGGAAGCGCATGATAAACTTGTTGAGATCTTCAACGGCCTCGATCTCGGGGCCTTGGGAGACTTAATTCAAAAGCGCGGAACGAAAGGAAAATCGTTCCGATAACATCCCACCCACCATTTCTATGGCGAAAGGATCTTCACGCCGCCCGGTCAAGGTAGGTTCAATGGGCAAGAAAGCCCATAAAGAGCCTAAGATCACGACCGCGCGCGGTGTCGTTTCATCCACGGGACGCCTGAATCGCGTGACAAACGCGAAGCAGGAACGTTCCAAAATTACCCGCGTCTAAGCGACGTGTGGTATACTCACGATTAAGTGGTCACAAAAGACCCGAAAAAATGACTAAGGTCACTAAAGACCTCCCAAAAAACGACTGTTATGAATCTTCAAGCAATTCTCGCGAAAGATCCGTCCACCCTCTCAAGCGAGGAACGGAAATTTCTTCAAAAGCACGCTTCCGAATTGTCCAGCGATCAGCGAATGAAATTCAACATTTCCGACGAGGATTCGGATGAGGACGATGACGAGGATCTGGATGAGGACGATGACGAGGATCCGGATGAGGACGACGATGACTCGGACGGGGACGACGACGATGATCCGGATGAATCCGACGTCGATCCGGCCGACGATGACGATGCGGCGACACTTCGAAAGAAGTTGAAGACAGCCGTAAGTCAGAAAGAGCATCATCGCAAAAAGCGCGAAGAGGCTGAAAGTGCCCTTCAAGCTTCGCGAGGAGAATCTGGAAAAAAGAAGAAAAAGAAATCTTCTTCGAGTGTCGATGATCGATACGCGCGAGAGCGCACTGATTTCCGGTTCGATCATCCTTACCTTAAATCATCAATCGTGGATCAGGTTGAAACATACGCGCGCGCAAAGAACGTTTCGATGCGCGTTGCGGCGAAGGACGATCTTGTTCGCCTTCTCATTAAGAAGGCAAAAAAGCGTTCCGCGCTCAACGTCTCCTCGATCGACACCGGCCACCGTTCGGCTCCCCACAAAGGGAATCGAAAGGATTGGGGCGGTGCCTCGAAAGAGGACCTTGAGACCGAAGCGCAACGTCGTCGCGAACTGGCAAGCCAGGAATAGGTTTTTACTCCGTGAAAATCAGGGAGTAAAAAGCTGATGTTTCTCCGTGATCCGCGATCAATCAGTTTTTCATCTCTATGATTACGACCGGGACAGTTACGCATCGTGGCGTATTTTACGACACACTGATGCTCACTCGCCTCTTGCCGAACCTCCTTCATGGACTGTTTGCGCAGATCCGAGATGTGCCAAAGAATCGCGGAAACGTGATTCGTTTCCGCCGGTACAACAACATGACCGTTGTGACGGATCCGCTCGTTGAGGGTGTGACGCCAACGGCAACGGCGCTCACGGTAACGGACGTGAACGCGACGCTCTATCAGTATGGAGCATTCGTCGAACACACGGACGTTATTCTCGACACGGTGGAAGATCCGTACCTCGATGAACTTACGCAGCTCATCGCGGAACATGGCGGCCAGTCACTTGATACGATCACCCGTGAGGTGCTTGTGGCCGGTACGGCCGTTCAGTACGCCTCCACGGCAACGTCGCGTGGCACGGTGTCTCCGGCGATGCTCTTCACGCTTGCGGAAGCCCGCGAAGCCGTCCGAACGCTCAAGGGCAACAACGTGAAGAAGATCACCCGGATGCAGATGCCGAATGGCAACATCGACACGATTCCGGGGAACGCCTGTTTCGTGGCGCTCGTTCACCCGAACACGACGTACGACCTTAAGGATGAGGCGGACTTCGTTCCGGTGGAGCTCTATCCGTCGCAGACGGACATCCTTCCGGGGGAAGTTGGTCGCATGGACGAAATTCGGTTCATCGAATCGACGTACGCATCCGCATTCGAAGACGAAGGCTTGGCTGCGGAAGACGTGTATCCGACGCTGATCTTCGGTGCAGACGCTTACGGTGTCTCTCGCATCACGACGAAGGAGTTCGAGCTCATCAACCACCCCCCTGGCTCGGCTGGATCGGCAGACCCGCTCAACCAGCGCGGTACGAACGCCTGGAAGGCATGGTTCACGGCGGTCATTCTCCAGCAGACGGCGATGCTCCGCGTTGAACACGGCTGCTCGATCGACGCATAGTCTGAATTTCCCCGCCTCCGTGTGGTACTTCTGCGCGGAGGTGGGGATCTCAGAGGAGTAGCGTCTTAATTCAATCAGAATCGTTCAAGTCTTATGAGCACGACCGAAGAGAAAGACGAGCTGGACGACCTCGATACAGGAGGTATGTCTGATGCTCCGAATGAAGACGAGGAATCCGAAGACGAGGAATCCGAAGACGAGGAATCCGAAGACGAGGAATCCGAAGACGAGGAATCCGAAGACGAGGAATCCGAAGACGAG